TGGTTCTTGGTCAAATGGTATCAAAGTAGCAATTATTGATGGTAGAGCGGATCAAACTCTAACTGGAATTTCAACCTCATCAATTCTTGTTGGATATGGGATAACTCAATCTTTTAGTGCAACTTTACCTGGAGCTGGGTCAACGTCAGTTCTCGATGGATATTTAAAAGCAGTGGTCACTGGTGTTGGTGTAAGCAGTGTTGATTTAAAAATTGTTTCTCATGTTTCCAGTGGTTCAACAGAAACTTTTGTAGATTATCAGCAATCTGGAATTTATGCATTTGGAACCTCCGCAGTTGCTATTCATACAAACGGAGTTTCATCACCATTTGTTGTAGGCAGAACATTTTCATCCAGACTTGATTGGTTTGATCAACAAACAATTGGATTAACCAGCACTTCAACATTATCTTGGAATAATATTGCAGCAAGACCAGGAACTTCTGCGTATGCTGCAGCAAGAAACGCAAAAAATGATGAACTTCATGTTCTTGTCATTGATGCTCTTGGGACAGTTACAGGAAATGCAGGTACTATTCTTGAGAAGCATCTTGGTCTTTCGAAAGCAACTGACGCACAATTCTCCGTAGGAAATCCTTCATACTGGAGAAAATATCTTGCAAATAATTCCCAATATGTATTTGGTGGTAGTGCTCCTGCTGGAATTGTTACAACTGGATTTACAACTGGATTTACTCTTGCTTCTGATGTTGGTTGGGATCAAGAATCTGATAATGCAGTCTTTTCTGCGAATGGATCTTCTACTTATACTTTAAACGGCGGTAAAGATTATCATGGTCAGACTGGAATCGCTGCTACTGGAGCTTTATCAGTATCACTAGGAAATCTTTCAAGTGGATATGATTTATTTGAAAATACGGATAACTATTCAGTTGATTTCCTATTAATGGGAAGTGCTGCATATGATATTAATACAGCTCAAGCACTCGCAAATAAACTAATTTCTGTTGCCGAATTAAGAAAGGACGCTATTGCCTTTATCTCCCCATATAGAGGTTCTGCAATCACAGATACATCAAGTCAAACATCAGCAACAGTAAATTCAGCATCAGCAATTACTGATAATGTAATTAGTTTCTATTCCCCAATTACATCTTCATCTTATGCAGTATTTGATAGTGGTTACAAGTATATGTACGATAGATTTAGTGACACATTTAGATATGTACCTCTAAATGGTGATATTGCTGGTCTATGTGCTCGCAATGATATCAACAATTTCCCATGGTACTCTCCAGCAGGAACAACCAGAGGAGCAATTCTGAATGCGGTTAAACTCGCATACAATCCATCAAAGTCTCAAAGAGATCGTCTTTACAGCAATAGAATCAATCCAGTAATCTTCTCACCTGGATCTGGAATTGTTCTATTTGGCGATAAAACAGGTCTTGCAAAAGCATCAGCATTCGATAGGATTAACGTCCGTCGTCTGTTTGTATACCTTGAGAACGCAATTTCTCAAGCAGCGAAAGATCAGCTCTTTGAATTTAATGATGAAATTACAAGAACAAACTTTGTAAATACAGTCGAACCATTCCTTCGTGATGTTCAAGCGAAGAGAGGTATTTTTGATTATGTAGTTGTTTGTGATGAAACAAACAACACTGCTGCTGTAATTGATAGTAACGAATTCGTCGCAGACATTTACATCAAACCTGCAAGATCAATCAACTTCATTGGTCTTACCTTTGTTGCCACCAAGACTGGTGTTGATTTTGAAGAAGTAATCGGAAACTTTTAATTAACCTAGAGGTTTAAAAACTATGGCAACCAGAAATCAAATCAATAATATTCCTTTAAGGAAGATTACGGATTTTAAAAGCAAACTATCAGGTGGTGGTACAAGAAGTAATCTTTTCGAAGTTGAATTAGCATTTCCAACAGCAGTTGGTGTTGATGCTAATGTTTTAGATAAATCAAGATTTCTTGTAAAGGCAGCAGCACTTCCAGCTTCCAACGTAACTCCATTAGAAGTTGCTTTTAGAGGAAGAACACTAAAACTGTCTGGAGACAGAACATTCGAAACTTGGACTATTACCGTTATCAACGATACTGACTTTGCAATTCGTTCCGCATTTGAAAAGTGGAGCAACTACATGAATCGTCTATCAGATAATACTGGTACGACTGATCCTGCACTTTATCAAGCAGATGCATTTGTCTATCAACTCAATCGTGATGGAAGTATCTTAAGAGCATATCATTTCTATGATACATTCCCAACCAGCATTGGTAGCATCAACCTTTCTTATGAAACTGATTCGATTCAAGAATTCACAGTTGAGATGCAAGTCCACTGGTGGGAAGCAATTAAAGGAACTTCTCCTGCAGCTGGCGGAGAAGATATCAACTAAATAGTACATAATAACAAGTTAAGTTTATAAAATGGCGAAACTCTTTGGTTTTTCGATTGAGGATAAGGAAGAAAAGTCTAAATCTATAGTTTCCCCCGTTCCTCCAACAGATGAGGACGGGGTTGATTATTTTATTCAATCTGGATTTTATGGTCAGTATGTAGATATTGAAGGAGTCTACAGAACTGAATTTGATTTAATGCGTCGTTATCGTGAAATGGCGCTTCATCCAGAATGTGATGCCGCAATTGAAGATGTTGTAAATGAAGCTCTAGTTAGTGATCTGTATGATTCTCCTGTAGAAATTGAATTATCAAATTTAAATGCAAGTGATAAATTAAAGCAAATTATTCGTGATGAGTTTAAATCCATCAAAGAAATGATGGATTTTGATAGAAAATGCCATGAGATTTTTAGAAATTGGTATGTTGACGGTAGACTTTATTATCTAAAAGTTATTGATATTAAAAATCCACAAGAAGGGATCAAAGAATTAAGATACATTGATCCTATGAAAATGAAGCACGTTCGTCAAGAGAGAAAGACGAATGGTAAAAATGGTGAGACCTTAGTAGTAAATAGATTAAATGCAAATGCAAATTTGACTAACTCTGAAATGAGTTATTCAGATATTGAAGAATACTTCATTTATTCACCCGCTCCCAATTATCCTATGGGATCTATGGCAGGAGCCTCAAAAGGATCTCTTAAAATTGCAAAAGATTCAATTACTTATTGCACTTCAGGATTAGTAGATAGAAATAAGGGAACGGTTCTTTCATATCTACATAAGGCAATCAAAGCACTCAATCAGTTAAGAATGATTGAAGATTCTTTGGTTATTTACAGATTGTCTCGTGCTCCAGAAAGAAGAATTTTTTATATTGACGTAGGTAATCTTCCCAAGGTAAAGGCAGAGCAATACCTCAAAGAGGTTATGTCTCGCTATCGTAATAAACTCGTCTACGATGCAAATACTGGAGAAATTCGTGATGATCGCAAATATATGGCGATGCTTGAGGATTTCTGGCTTCCAAGAAGAGAAGGTGGTCGTGGTACAGAAATCACCACTCTTCCTGGCGGACAAAATCTTGGAGAACTTTCGGATATTGAATATTTCCAAAAGAAACTGTATAGAGCACTTGGAGTTCCAGAATCAAGAATTGCAGGTGGTGGAGATGGATTCAATCTAGGTCGTTCATCTGAAATTTTAAGAGACGAACTTAAGTTTTCAAAATTCGTTGGACGTTTGAGAAAGCGTTTTGCTCAAATGTTTAATGATATGCTTCGTACTCAACTTCTTCTTAAGAACGTTGTATCACCTGAAGATTGGGAAAGAATGGAAGATCATATTCAATATGACTTCCTTTATGACAATCATTTTGCAGAATTAAAAGAAGCAGAACTTCTTACAAATCGTATCAGTTTGATGACCCAAGTAGAACCTTATCTTGGTAAGTATTATTCAACAGAATATGTTCGCAAGAAAATTCTTCGCCAAACTGATTCTGAAATTATTGAGATTGATGAGCAAATTGAAGACGAAATTTCAAAAGGAATTCTACCAGATCCTAATGCTCCAGTTGATGAAATGGGAAACCCACTTCCACCTGATGCTGCATTAGGTGCCGAACAACCAGCTCTTGGCGAAGTTCCAGTTGAACAACCTGCACCAGAGGCTCCAGCAATTCCTGCAGAACCTAAAGGTGGCAAGATATAAATAGTCTTATAAATATAAACTAATTTTATGGAAGAACTTATCGATTTGATTGCAACTAACGGAGCTCCTTCGGATGTGTCCGATAGAATTAAAGAATTGTTATATGTTAAAGCTGCTGAACGAGTAGATGCTGCTCGTCCAGAAATTGCTGAATTGCTGTTCTCTGATGAAGACCAAACAGGAGACGATGAATAATGGCAATTAAAATTGTTCAAAATGTAAACAGAATTTCTCCAACTGCTGGGGCTGCTGCAACTAGTAATCCAATCGCATTAAAGAGTGGATATATTAGAGTTTCTACTGGATTAACAGCGGTTTATGTAGAAACTGGTGGTGATCCAGTAGCAACGACGAATTCTTTTTATCTTCCCCCATATGGAACGGAAGTTTTAAAAGAAAGAATTGCAAAACAACAAATTGCTGGGATTACTACTGGAACAAGTACAGTAATTACTTTTGAAAATAATGCAGGAAATCCATTCCTAGTTGGTGATTATGTAACAATTGAAAATGCTGCTCCT